TAGTGTTACAATGTTTACATCTTTTTGAACGGTCATCTATTATTTTACCACACTTACATTTTTTCATTTTATTTTTCCTTACAGTTATTTAACTGATGGGGGAAATTAATCCCCCACCAATTAAAATTTACTTTAACTCGTTACATTCTCGAACTTTACAACTTTGTATGAATTTGCAACAACCATCCCCAAGTCTTCAAAAGCAAACATATTCATAGCTGTTTCAGGATTTTGTTTATCCTGTGTCGGAAGGAACGGTGAAGTCTGCGTATATCGTCTTCCACCTGACGGAAGTTGACGATTTACAATGTAACCAAGCTCCTCTTTAGAGGCAACCAAATAAGCATTGTCAGCATCAAAGATGTCAGTTTTCGTACCGTTAATGTTAACCTGACCATTAATTCTAATGGCAGTAGCTCCACCAACTGTACCAACAACACCACGTCTAACAAAATCTTCTCTGGTTTCTCTTGTGAACATAGGATTACTATTTGAATCAACCCACTCAATCATCTGAAAATAAGCATTACTGCCTATCAACAGATACTTAGCGTTAAAATACGGGTCAGCTTTAAGCCATCCAGCCTTAAAATTTGCCCACGTAAATGTTCCGCCACAAGCTACTGGAGTAAGTGTTGCACTCGCAGCATCAAGGAGTTGTATCAATATGTAATCTTCTCTTTTATCAAGAAGTTCAGCAAGTAGTCCTCTATATTCAGGAATGAAATCATACTTACTGGCTAAATATTCTTCCAGAGAAATCTGAATATTTTCAGTAGAAATTAAATGCGGATGAAACTCACTCATCGCACCTTCTACTCGACAATTCTCGATTTTTCCGTTTTTACCAAGCCAATAACTATAAATCTCATCTCTATCTATAGGATTTGGATACTCAGCAGCTTCGCCACGTGCTATTGTTCTTTCCATAAGCATAGCTCTTGCAAAGCTCTTATAATCTTTCAGATTGTTGATTGGGTCTCCGATTACCTGTGCAATCGCAGCTGGAGCATCTTTGTATGAAACCATTTCTTCATCAAAACTTTCCAGCTTTTCAGGAGTTAGGTCAAGACCAAATCTTCGTTTCAAATCTTCGGCTCTCGCCTGAAGAACTTTTTTATCTGCCATGATTTTATCTCCTTTGATTTACAGTATCAGAACTGTTCTGTTACCAGCATCAATTAACAATGCTACAGAATCCGCAGTTTTAGCTGCACCATCTTTGGTCAAATTACCGCTGGCACACTTCAAAAAATCGCCAACAGCAGCAGCACCATCGATAGCTACTGGAGCATTAATAACTGAAACACCAAACAACAACACAGAAACTGTGTAATCAGTCGACGGACTAACGTCTGCTTTTGGAGCATCTAACGCTATACCATGAATAACTCCTGAAGCCTCATCAACAGTATTGTCCGCATCTACAACTACGTACATTCCTGCTGTTATGGCTGCATCGCCCTTCATGTTTTTTATTGTTCCGCCAACTATCGGGTATGTAATCTTATTTGCCATGATTATTTATCCCCTCGTTTTTTGTAAACATTCCTCATCTGTTCTTTAACAGATTCATCAATCACTTTCGGCATACCATGTATCAATAGTTTACCTTCAGTGTCTTCTTTTTTCTCTGATTTTTTATCATCAGGAACTGTTTTGTCTGCTGGCTTTTCTTCGGCTTTCTTATCCACTGGTTTTTCGTCTTTTTTCTCAGCAGGTTTTTCTTCTTTTTTCTCTATTGGTTTTTCGTCAGCTTTTTTCTCGATTGGTTTATCATCCTTTTTCTCAATAGGTTTTTCTTCCTCTTTATCTACTTTGGTATCTTTAGTACCATCTTTAGTATCTACTTTGTTATCCTTATTGTCTTCTGCACCTTTTGCTATTTCTGCATTAGGAGATAAATCTGGTCTTCCAGTTCCAGGTCTATTTGCTCTCCTCATTTCTCCGCCACATTTTGGACACTTTATTGTATTACAATGTTCTTCTGTAGTAACTTTATGTCCACACTTTGTGCAGGAACACTGAAACGCAGCCTGTTCTATTTGTTTTATTCTTTCTTTCAACCAATCCAAATCAGTTACATTTTTCTGTAGTGCTTTAATCTGATTATCTTTAGATAACTTATCAAAAACTTCATCATTTAAAATATCATAAGCCTCTAAATCTACATCAGCAAATTCTGTAAGAGATTCTCGTCTCTCTGCAAACTTTGCTTTATCAGATAAAGCCTTCTCTAATTTCTCGGCAAGAATATCCTCTAACTTATCAGGAGAAATATGGTCTTTATAGGTTTCTTTTATTTTAGCTTGTACGTCTAAAATATCGTCATAATTAAAACATATTTCATCCTTATGCTTTTTAAGTAAAGATGCCATTCCAAGTTGTCTCGCTGTACGTAAAATTACTTGCTTTATAGTTGTTTTTTCCGCAGAACTTAACTTTTTAGCTTGTGGAAGCCACACTAATGCACTTTTTACGTGAGCTTTATCATGTATCGGGAAACGTCGAACTTTTCTACCTTTTATGGTTTTTATGTAAGCAAAAGCGTCATCTGGTAACTCTTTTCGCTGTTTATACGTCAATTTCTTAGCTTCTGCCTCATATTCGACTTCTTTTTCTTCCCAAACATGCAAAGCCTCTGTCTGTTTTTCAACATCTTCTTTAGAAGTATCTTCTTTGTCAAGAATAGAGAGAATTTCTTCTTCGGCAATTACTTCTTTTTTCTTTTCGTCTGCCATTTTTTCCTCTCCTTCTATGTTTAAACCACCCATAACCACATTTGATTCCTGCATTTTAGCAAGAACATCGGCACTTGTATCTCTACAAGCTGCTTTATCTCTTGGTAAAATTGCTCCGCCCTTAAAAGTAATATCAAAAAGTTCTATCGAAGTATCTTTCCTCGCTTCACTTTTCTGATACGTTAGCTCAAAGGACTGTCCACTATTCTCGGACTTAATTAACTTCTCTATTTCTGTAACTCTTTCTGGAAATAAAGAACGCCAGAGAACACCAACAGTTCTCATAGCTTTTGTGGGGGCATTAAATGTTCCATTTATGTAAACACCTATAGGTTGTCCTCGTTTATGAAAATAATTAACAGGTTTCATTTTTATACTGCTAACAGCTTTAGAAACAGTATCACTACTCAAGTAATGTCTGTTTCTATTAGCTTTATCAGCAAGTAAGTAAACTCCCTCGAAAAGAGCAAGGTCAGGATTCGGGAATTTAATACCTAACTCCTTCAGTATTCTTTTATCATCATCTGATGCCTCAATTAATCGTATTTTTCCCGACGCAAATATATTATCGACAAAATTTTGTGCTGCGTTCTTAAATTTTAAATCTGCCATCTAATCCCCCTTTACCATCTTTTCCTTTTTCTAACATTTTTTTAAGGTAATCCCTCATTATGTCGTTGCTTTCCTCAGTTATTGCATTATATGCAAGAGCAAATTCGTAATAAGCTAAATTAAAAACCATCTGAAAAAAACGTTCTAAATCTGCTTTTGTTTTTTCATCAAGTTCTTGGCTATCTAATTTCCTATCTAACAACATTAAATAATCTAAACACAAAGTTATTTTTGAAAAATCTGGTTTACGAATATCCATTATTTTTTCTCCTTACTTGCTTTTTTATTTAATCGTTTATATTGCCACGTACATATAGCGAATGCGTGTTGTCTCCTTACTTTAGGGTCAGGATACTTTTTCTTTGCTGCTGGACTACTTATATAGGAAGCTACACATTTCTCCACCCATGCAGGAGCTTCAGTATATTCTCCTTTTTCAGTCGATTTTTTCGGTCTACCATTAAGTTTTTTAGGTTTCGTTAAATTTGTCTCATCCTTCTCAACATTTTGTGTAACTGGCGGATACATAAGTTCTTCGTCTTTCTGTTCCGCTTTTCTCTCTATTTTCTCAATACCATATTCCAAATCTGTAGTTGATTCAAGAGCATGTCGTTTCGAGATAAGACCTTTATTATACCACCCATCAATTATTTGTTTACCTTCGTCAGTTATCCAAATATTCATTGGTTTTTGAATATAGTATAATTTAGAAAAATCCTTAACTAATGCTGGATGCTTTGATTTATTTAACTTAATAAAATCCATGTAAATTTCTTTTTCCATGATGTCTCTAAATTCTTTCATCACAGCTCTTGTCTCTAACATAAAACCTTTATAATTAAGTTCAGATTCTCTGCGTTCTCCCTCTATCCTAATAGTTAATAAACCAAGCGAAGATAAAATATCTTTATCAACCTCAGCATATTTTTCTCGGCTCAATAAAGCATCTGTCTCAGGATGAACGTGTTTCATTTCCGTATCATAAGTTGTTAAAAACGCTTGTGTATTACTTAACCTTGATTTTAATAATTGTCTCAATGCCTCAAGTTCTTTAGTTCCATAAGTAATACCAAGTTTAGTTAATTCATCTGAACCTTTTTTTATCATTAAAATATCATTTATAATACCTATAGCTGTTCTATAATCAGAATTTCTTAACGCTGCCTTTAATTTTACAAGTCGTGCTGTGCCTCTATGATATAAAAATGGAACAGGGTATGTCTGATAACTTCTTGCACCTATTGCTCGAACATAAATACCATGTTTATTTTTTAATGGCATCTGGAGATTTTTACCTGGTTTTGCTTGATTCTTATACTGTTCTATATAAACATCCTCATAATCTTCTTTATTTGTACTATAAGTTCTTTCTATTTCTTCTTTTGTGCGGAAATAATATTTATGGTCTCCTAATGTTCTTCCACCAATAACTTTTACACCGTAGGCGTTAGGAATATACATCTCGACGGGAAGAAAATATTTTTTGCCTGAACCAATAGGAGCTTCTACTTCTTGCCATACAACATATAAGATACAAAGACGACTTCCCCAAGCCTCAGTTAGCCATTCTTTGTATACAGCATCTAATCCCGTCGGAAGATTTAAGTTAGCATTAACAACATAATCTTTCCAATATCTAAAAACGTCTGTTACTTCTTTTCCTTTTTCTGAATCAGTATGAATTAATGCACCATAGTTACTTGCGGATGCGACATACATATCAAGAACAGTCGATACTAAGTTATCACCACCATCTTGCCAAATCTTATAACTTTCTTTAACCTGTTCATAGAAACCTTTTTTAACAGTCAACTCTTTATCAGTACGGGTACTAAAATAACTCCGCATAGATTCTAATGTGTTGGCTATTATAATGTTTTTGTCTCTATCATTTGTATATTGAATTTCTTTTCCACCAGCATCATAAAGCATAATTACTCCTTAATCGAGATTAATCCATTCACCCAAAAATTTCTTTTTCAAATTTGTTTTCTTCCCATATCTCTCATGTTCTGCGTAAAAAAAACATTTAAACATCGAAATTATGTGATTTGGTATCGGTGATGAAAATACAAACTTATTTGTACCTTTAGCAGCTAACTCAGCTGCGAATTGACTTCTCATATCTTCGTCGTTTGGTAACACCAATCTTTTTTCTCTGAACATAGTTAAACCAAATTTCCAAGTTGCTTCATCTACGTGTTCTCTTATTTCAACTCTTTCACCATTTTCTATAATAAAATTGCCTTCAGGGTCTTCTAAAAACCCCACACTCATTTTTTCATTAAACTTTGCTCTAAGAACACGTTTGTTATACTCTTTTCCTTTAAACTGTGGTTCTTTCTCATTAATAAGGTGAAAAGCTATGCTATCACCCAATCCTTCTGTAGTATCAAGAGAAATACATGTTGAATTAAAAAAAGTTGCTAAATAGTCATGTACAATCGCTTGCTGCTCATAAATAAGCCCCATTAGGCTTATCCTATATATAAGATGCCATTTACCTGCTTTTAACGCAAAAATACCTATTTCTGACGGTCTAATACCAACATCTGATGCTTGAATTATTTGTTCCGCCCACTCTGGTCTTGATAATACAAAAGCATGACCTAAATTATCTTTAAATGCCTCAAACATCTCTTTTGACAACTCAAAATTTTTGGGTATTAGTTTTGAAGAAATACAATCTTGAATATCCCCATCATCCCATGCACCAAACGCAACATCACCCTCAAGTGCAAGGACATTAGTTTTAAATTCGTGAGTTTCTCTACCTCTATATTTCTTAACTGCTTCTTCCTCACGCTTTTTATTCCAATAAGGATTTATCATTGACGGATAACGAAAACGATACCTTTTTTCTTCTGGATTATTTATTTTCTCATGCATCGGTGTATCTCGTCTACCATCAGGAACTCCGCCAACTCTTTCGATACACCCTAATTCAGCTTTGGAATCTACTTGTTTTGAGTAACCCAAAGAAGTTATCATCTGAAACTCATCAGCACTTTTTCTTTCAGGATGGAAATGTTGAAAAGAACTTCCTGGCGACTTTTGTCCTTCGATTACGCCTTCTGTAGTATGTCCGTTCTCTAACTCGATGATGTAAGGACTTCGTTTAACCGTATCAGTTTTCCCACGAAGATGGTATAATTTATAAAATTTGTGTTGTTCTACATATCTGGCACAAAACTCCATACGAGGATTCAAATGTTTCATATCTTTGGCATAGATTAAATGTTTGTCGCCATCATGCACAAGCATCTCCTGAAGTGCGTCAAATTCTATTCCAACTAAAGTTTTACCATAAATTCTTCCACCGATAAAAATTCCATTGCCTAAATTGATACGCCCATTAAAATTCTTATCTTCTGTTAATTTATCATCATTCACCAAAAGAAAATCATAGGCAAGCATTGGTTTCTGATATAATCTTAATTTAAACCTATCTCCATCTGATGTCCAAGTCTTGGGTGATTGTTCCTTTTTTGGTATAAAAAAATGGATAAAATCAACTGGTGAATACATAATCTCAAGTAATGCCCACTCCTCTGATGATAAATTTGATTTCTCCTCAATCATTTTGCACCTTTAATATAATTTTCTTTTGCCCATAACGGTTGTAAATTTGTGTAATGAAAACATTTTTTCTGCTCAGATTTTTTGCTTAAATTAAAATTTTTACAGGGTATTATGTGGTCTACATGCCATAAACCTTGATTTTGCCAAGTCATTCCTTTTTCAAACCTTTTACCTAAATATTTTTTCAAAAATTTTATTGGACAACCTAATAATTCCACAGTAGTTCCACGTTTAGAATTTCGTTTCAATGCTTTATGAATTCTGCTTCTTAAAATAACTTCTAATTTATAATTACTGTCCATAACATATTTTTGTCTAAGTTTATCGTTACGTTCTTTTTTGTGTTGTTGGCGATATTCTTTATATTCTCTCTTATTATTTTGAAAATATTCTTTTTGCCATAGTTGACGTTCTTCTTGATATTTCAAATAACATTCTTTTGCATATTTTTTAAAATATTGTTTATGTTCTTGTCTATACTTCC